TGATCGAAAAGGTCTACAACCCCAGCGTCGGCACCTACGACGTGATGGTCACGACCGGCCCAGGCTACATGACCAAGCGTCAGGAAGCCTTGGACGCCATGTCGATGATCCTGCAATCCAACCCGCAACTTTGGACTGTGGCAGGCGATCTGTTCATCAAGAACATGGATTGGCCGGGCGCGCAGGAGATGGCAGCGCGGTTCAAGAAGATTCTTGACCCGAAGGTTCTGTCGGAAGGCGATCAGTCGCCTGAGATGATGGCCGCCCAGCAGCAACTGGAAGCTATGACGCAAGAACTGAACCGCATGACGGACATCATTGCCAACGTGCAAGACAGCGTCGCCCAGCGCGAGGTGGACATCAAGGAATACAAGGCCCAGGTGGACGCCTACGATGCCGAGACGAAGCGGATCACCGCCATGCAGCAGAGCATGACACCGGAACAGATTCAGGACATCGTCATGGGCACCATCGCCGCGGCGCTGGACACCGGCGACCTGATCGGCGGCGCGCCGCAGATGCGCGAGATGCCCGACATGGAACAGCCAGAGATGCAGCCGGAAATGCCGCCTGAGATGGGCGAAATGCAGCCCGAAATGCCGCCTGAAGGAATGATGTGATGAGTTGCGCGGATTTCATCGGGATGCTGTTCTTGGCGCGGGATGTGACACATTCCGCCCACCTGAACACGCGCAGTTACGCCAAGCACAAGGCGTTGGGTAAGTTCTACGACGGCATCATCGACTTGGCAGACACGTTTGCCGAAGCCTATCAGGGCAAGTACGGCCTGATCGGGCCGATCTCGCTGATGTCGGCCAAAAAGACCAACAACGTGGTCGAGTTCCTCGAAGGGCAACTGGAAGACCTTGACCAAATGCGCTATAAGGTGGTCGATAAGGATTGCACCCCGCTCCAGAACATTATCGACGAGATTTTCGGGCTGTACTACTCCACGCTGTATAAATTGAAATTTCTGGCGTAAGGCTGCTAAATGCCTGTCACAGTAAACCATTCCACTCCGGCTGATGGCACTTTTAGTGCCACAGGCGCTGTAGCTTGGGATGCTAACCATACGCTAAGTGGCTTTGGCTCAATGGCGGAGCAAAACAGCAACAATGTGTCGATTACCGGCGGGTCGATTAGCGGCGTCAGCGGTTTAGGCACCGTCACGTCGGTTAGCGGCACTGGCACGGTCAACGGCATTACGCTGACTGGAACTGTCACGTCTTCCGGCAGTTTAACACTAGGGGGCGCGCTCTCCGGTGTTTCATTAACGACGCAAGTTTCCGGCACTCTGCCCGTGGGCAACGGCGGCACAGGCGCGACGACCCTTACGGGCGTTGTAATCGGCAACGGCACTTCCGCGTTCACTACGGTGACGGCCCCCAGCGGCGCCATCGTCGGCACGACCGACACTCAGACGCTGACCAACAAGCGTTATACGCCGCGCGTCAGCAGCACAGCTTCCATAACGTCGCCTTTAGCGTGGAACAGCGACAATTTTGACCAATACGCTGCGACAGCGCAGTCCACGGCGTTTACCATTAGTGCTGACGCGGGTACGCCGACAGACGGCCAAAAGTCCATCTTTCGCATTCTCGACAACGGTACGCCTCGCGTAATTACGTTTACGGGCGGCGCAAGCAAGGCGTTTCGCCCGGTGGGTGTGACACTAACCGTTTCTGGCAGCAACTTTACATACACCACGACAGCGAACAAAACCGTGTATTTCGGTTGCATTTACAACTCGGCGGCGTCCCGGTGGGACATCATTGCCTTGTCGCTGGAGGCGTAAATGGTTCAATACGTCGAAGCGCGCTGTGCCGTTGTTCAGCTTAATGATGGCCTTGTCATCAACATTATTGTGGCGCAGCCGTCAAATGAGCCGCAAATCGGATGCGAGCTTATAGAGATTGCCAGCGGGGAGCCGTGCGATATAGGCTGGATTTGGAACGGTTCTACGTTCGTCAATCCATCCCCACCTTTGCCTGATGCTGAGGGCTAATAGTGGCGACTAAAACAGTCTTTCTTACCGCCAGCGGCTCAGGTTCAATTCCATCGGATTGGTCTGCTCCGTGGTCTGTTGAGGTTATTGGTGGAGGCGGCGGCGGGAACCTCAACCGCGCCGGTTCGGGCGGCGGCGCATACGCCAAAATTACAGACGCAGACGCTACAATCGTAGCAAACCAGTCAATTTGGTACGTCGTGGGCGCAGGCGGCGCTACATCATCCAGTGGCGGGGATACATGGCTTAATAACGTTATCAATATCGCACCTACAGTTACATCTCAGGGTGCGCTTGCCAAGGGCGGATCGGTCGGTATTCTTACGACGCCGGGCGCGGGAGGCGCGGCGTTAACCAGCATTGGTTCTACTAAGTTTTCAGGCGGAACTGGCGGCGCAATTGGTGGGACAGCAATGGGAACCGGCGGCGGCGGGGCCGCAGGGCCGGGGGGCGCTGGCGGCACTGGCGGCGTCCCATCTGCCACTGCATCAACAGGCGGCGGCGGCGGCGGCTCTGGTGCAGGCCTATCTGGCGCTGGAGTTACGGGCGGCTCTGGTACATCGACTGCGGGCGGCTCTGGCGCAAATGGCGCGGGCGGCACAGGTGGGGGCGCAGGCGCTACGGCTTCAACGGCGTCCGTTGCAGGCACGGCAGGAACCGGCGGCGGTGGTGGGGCTGGTTTTGGTAATAACGCTAGTTTTAGAAACGGCGCGAACGGCGGCAATAGTGCGGTCTGGACGCAAACATCAGATAGCGCCTTGGCGGGGCCGGGCGGGGGCGGTGGAGGTGGAACCACCACCGGCAGTTTAAGCGGATCAGGCGCGCTTTACGGAGGTGGGGCGGGCGGCTCCGTAGCGGGTGCGGCTGGCAGTACTGGCGGTCAAGGCATTATTGTTTTAACATATACGGTCGCCGCGGTTGCCACCGGCAACTTTTTTTTAATGTTTTAGCGGCACGCAAAATGTTTACTAAAGTTAAAAATTTGATTGGCGGCATCCCGTATCCAGTCAAATTTCAAACCAAACGGAAATAAGAAAGTTTTACAATGGGGCCGTTTTTTGGAGGAAATTTCTTTTCCGGCGGATTTTTCCGTGGTATCGTCGAAGCGGTACAAGATTTGTTTGTTGAGATCCGTTCGTTTACCGAACGCAGGAGATTTTGATGGCTATCAATCTGAAGGCAATCACAAGCTGCATGGGTTACCAGCAAATTTCAACGCTGAGTAGCGCGCAGAGCCTGACCATCCCGGAAGTTGACCCTTCCACGGGCCTCAAGGCTATGCCGACCATTGCGCTGATCACGCCTGAAACCAACGGTGTCCGTTGGCGCGATGATGGCACCGCCCCCACGGCTTCGGTGGGTATGCCTCTCGCCGCTGGCGTGACGCTTCAGTATGACGGCGATCTGAAAAAGATCAAGTTCATTGAGCAGACCGCGTCTGCCAAGATCAACATCAGCTACTACGTGTAAGGGCGGCGACATGAACATCTCAGGCGATACCCCCGGCGTGGACTACGTTGCGTATTTCACCAAGCAGCTTCCCAAGGACTTGGCCGCTATGGCTGCGCTGCGCGACGAACTGGCGGTTCGCCAGGGCGCGCTGTCGGCGGCTGAAGCGGCGCTTGCGGATCGGGACGCCGCGGCGAAGGAATTGGAAGCAGCCAAGGCTGAAGCCGCAGCGATCAAGGCTGACGCCGTGAAAGCTAACGGCGACGCTAAGTCTGCCAACGCTGCCGCCAAGAACCGCGAAGCGGCTGTAAGCGTCGCTGAGGCCGCGCTGGCCGACAAAGTCAAGACCGTTGAGGCTGATCTGGCTGTGCGCCTGAAGGCTTGCGAAACGCTGGAAGCCGGTCAAGCCAAGTTGACCGCTGATCTGGCCGCGCGCAGCGCCAAGCTGGACGAAGATTCCGCCGCGCTCGACGCGCGCATCAAAGCATTTCAGCAGAAGGTTGCTAATCTCTCTGTCTGAGTAAAACCGTACCGGCGAGGCTCACCGGGAACTCCATAGGGGTTATACATGGACGAGAATGTCCCAAACGAAGCGGATGCCTCCGCGCCGGAACTGGAAGCTACGGCAGCAATCCAGCCCGAAGAAAACACAACGCCGGAAACGCCTGTCGAACAGGAAGCATCCAAGACCTTCTCCCAGGAGGAACTGGACGCCATCGTCGGCAAGCGGCTTGCAAGGGAACAGCGTAAGTGGGAGCGTGAGCAAGCCCAGCGACTGGAAATGGCTCAAGCGCAGAAAGCGGCAGCACCGCTTTCTGATCTGAGTGCCGACCAGTTCAACACCTACGAAGATTACGCAGAGGCTTTGGCCGAACGTAAAGCGGAGGAATTGTTGGCAAGGCGGGAAACCGCCAAGCAGCAACAGGCATTGCTCGAAAACTACCACGACCGTGAAGAAGCGGCGAGGGATCGGTACGACGACTTTGAACAAGTCGCCTACAACCCCAACCTGTCCGTCACGGAGACAATGGCGCAAAGCATCCAGGCTTCCGACATTGGCCCCGACGTCCTGTATTGGCTCGGTTCCAACCCGAAGGAAGCGGATCGCATTGCCCGGCTGCCGCCCATCTTGCAGGCTAAAGAGATCGGAAAACTTGAAGCCGGCATGGCCTCAAGCCCGCCGGTTAGAAAAACTTCAACCGCCCCGGCACCGATTGCACCTGTCACAGCCCGCGCTTCTGGCGCGCCGACGTATGATACGACCGACCCTCGTTCGACCAAGTCGATGAGTACGTCGGAATGGATCGAAGCGGAACGGATGAGGCAGATCAAGAAGTACGAGGCACAACGCAACCGTTAATTTGGGACTACCACCATGGCTAACTCGATTCTTACTATCGACATGATCACGCGGAAGGCTCTCGAAATCCTTGAGAACAACCTCGTGCTCACCCGCAACGTCAACCGTCAGTACGACGACAGCTTCGCTGTTGAAGGCGCCAAGATCGGTTCGACCCTGCGTATCCGTCTGCCCGACCGCGCTCTGGTCACGGACGGCGCTGCCCTTCAGGTGCAGGACGACAACGAGCAGTTCACCACGCTGACCGTTGCCAACCAGAAGCACATCGGCGTGAACTTCACGACCGCCGAACTGACCATGCAGTTGGACGACTTCGCAGAGCGCGTGCTGAAGCCGCGTATCTCGCAGCTTGCCTCCAGCATCGACGCTGACGTGGCCAACGCCTACGCCACCATCGGCAACACGGTCGGCACCCCCGGCACCACTCCGGCCACTTCTCTGGTTCTGCTTCAGGCCCAGCAGAAGCTGAACGAAAACGCTGCCGTGATGTCGCCGCGCTACGCGACGGTCAACCCGGCTGCCAACGCTGGCCTGGTTGAAGGCATGAAGGGCCTGTTCAACCCGACCGACACCATCAGCAAGCAGTTCAAGAACGGCATGATGGGCACCGGCGTGCTTGGTTTCGAAGAAATCAACATGTCGCAGTCGATCAAGCAGCACACCACCGGCACCCGCAACGCCACCGGCGGCACGACCTCGGCGGCTGTTACGGCTGAAGGCGCCACCACCATCGCCATCACCGGCGCTGGTAACGCGGCTACTGTCCGTGCTGGTGACGTGTTCACCGTGAACGGCTGCTTCGCTGTGAACCCGCAGACCCGTGAAAGCACTGGTTCGCTGTTCCAGTTCGTCGCGCTGGCCAACGTCACGTTGGGTTCTTCGGGCGAAGGCAACATCACTGTTGCCCCGATCTACTCGGCTTCCAACGCGCTGGCCACTGTGAACTCGCTGCCGGCTACTTCGCAGGCTGTTGTGTTCGTGGGCGCCGGCGACACCCAGTACGCGCAGAACCTGGTGTACCACAAGGACGCCATCACCTTCGCCACCGCCGACCTTCTGCTGCCGCAGGGTGTCGATATGGCGTCGCGTCAGGTGCATAACGGCATCAGCCTGCGTATCGTTCGTCAGTACGACATCAACAACGACCGTATGCCTTGCCGCATCGACGTTCTGTATGGCTACAGCACGATCCGTCCGCAGATGGCTTGCCGCATCTGGGGCTAACCTGAAATCGGCCCCCGGTTCGCCGGGGGCCAACTTCTTTGAAAGGATTCTACAATGTCTCTCCCCAATGGCGGCGGTGGTTATCAGGTCGGCGACGGCAACCTGGACGAACCGCTTATCGACGCAATCCCGCTTCCGCTCTCGGTTGCTTCGACCGCAACTCTGACTGCGGCCCAAGTGCTGAACGGCATTCTGCTGGTTGGCAGCGGTGCCACTACGGCGCAGACCTACACGCTGCCGACTGTGGCGCTGCTGGAAGCTACCCTGTCCAACTCGGATAAGGTTGGCACGTCGTTCGTGTTCCGTGTGGTCAACCTCGGCACGTCGTCCGGCACCGCGATTATCGCTGCTGGCACCGGCTGGACGGTGACGGGTTCGCTGACCATGACCGTTCCGGTCACGACCGGCGCGACCATGATCGCCCGCAAGTCTGACGTTGGCGCTTGGACGCTGTATCGCGTCAATTAATGGGTTAGCCCCGGCCTTCGGGCCGGGGCTACCTTTTCAGGAGACAGACAATGGCGAACACCAAATCCATCGGCGTTGCCTTCCTTGACCAAGACATCGTCGGCGCTCAGTTCATTCTGTCCGACGAACAGCTTGGCTACACCGCAGAGGCTCAAGGCACCGTCACGCAGTTGACGGACAAAAGCACGGCGGTCACGCTGAACAAGTCGGCTGGTCGCATCACCATGAACAACGCTTCGTTGACCACCGCCACCAACGCCACGTTCACGCTGAACAACAGCCTGATCTCGGCCAACGACACCGTGGTCCTCACGATCTCTGGTGGTCAGGCTACCCCCGGCTCGTACAACGTGTTTGCAAACGGGTTGGCAGCCGGTTCGGTCAGCATCAGCTTGCGTAACATTTCCGGCGGCACGCTGTCGGAAGCAGTCGTGATCAACTTCGCGCTGATCCACTGCGCCTAATGAAGTGGGCGGCCTTCGGGCCGCCCATTTTAAGGATTTCTTATGACCGTCATTTATATGGTTCACCCCACGCACGGCGCCAAGGTCGCTATCTCCAACGACGAAGCGATTTTGGATGCATTTGACGGCTGGGAACGCTATGATGTGGTCACGTCATCTGTGGTGACGGACGATGACGAGGATGAGATCGTCAACGAGATGGCGGCACCAAAGCGGCGCGGACGCCCCCGCGCAAAGCAGGAAGACTGACCAATGACGAGCGCCGGCGACATCATCAACGGGTCACTGCGGCTTTTGGGTGTCCTGGCCGAAGGCGAAACGCCGTCAGCCGAAACGTCGCAAGACGCGCTGGCCGCCATGAACCAGATGATTGATAGCTGGAACACAGAACGGCTGTCGGTCTTTGCCACGCAGGATCAGGTGTTTACATGGCCCGCGGGCCTGCTGTCGCGCACACTGGGGCCGACCGGCGACTTTGTCGGCAACCGCCCGGTGTTGCTGGACGACAGCACCTACTTCCGTGACGCCAGCACCGGCATCAGCTACGGCATCAAATTCATCAATCAGCAGCAGTACAACGGGATTGCGGTCAAGACCGTGACCTCTACGTTCCCGCAAGTGATCTTCGTCAACAACACGTTCCCCGACGTGGAGATGTACATCTACCCGCGCCCGACGCGCGCGCTGGAGTGGCACTTCATCTCTGTTGAGGAACTGACCAAGCCTGCGCTGTTGGCAACCGAACTGACGTTTCCGCCGGGCTATCTGCGTGCGTTCCGCTACAATCTGGCTTGCGAGATGGCGCCAGAGTTTGGCGTCGAACCGTCGCCCCAGGTGCAACGGATCGCCATGACCAGCAAGCGCAACCTCAAGCGCATCAACAACCCTGACGACATCATGTCCATGCCGTACAGCATTGTGGCGACCCGTCAGCGGTTCAACATCTTCGCAGGGAACTACTGACGATGGCTAACGTCAAAATCTCTCAACTGCCGCTGGCAACCTCGCCGCTGGACAGCACGGTTGAGATGCCGGTCGTGCAGGGCGGCGTCACCAAACGCGCCGGGATGACCACCATCGGTTTTATTCAATCCGGCACTGGTGCGGTTCTTCGCACGGCGCAGGACAAGATGCGCGATTGTCTTGACCGCCGCGACTTTGGCACGCTTCAACAGGCCGTTGACGCCGCGGCGGCGTCCACACGCGCACTTTACCTTGGCGACGAGGATTTTACTGTAGCCTCAACCATCGTTCTGCCGAACGCCGATATTTCTATCATTGGCCCCGGTTCAGGCGCGTTGACGATCACGTTTACGGGATCGGGCGGGTTGTTTGTGGGGACTGGCTTGTCCTCAACCACTAACATTGACATCGGCGGGTTTCGCGCCGTTGCGGGCGCAGCCAACTGTGGGCCTGCGGTGCGGGTAGAATACACTAGCGCGGCTGGCATTGATGTGCGCTCGGTGTCTTTGTACGACATTATTGCGGAGTTCAACGCTGTTAGCGCAAACTGGTGGAGCGGTGGCTTTCGGATTTCCAACGCCCGCAACACGGTCGTAGAAAACTGCTACGTCCACGGCCAAACCGGCGATCTTACGCGCACGGTTTACGGTTTCCAAATTACGGGCGAAGCCACCGACGTTAAGCTGTCGGACTGCCAAGCGGTCAGCGTCGGAACCGCGGTTGACATTACCGGCACCGCCGAAGGCACATTGCTGACAAACTTTGTCGCGGTTGATGTAAACGTAGGTGTTTCCAAAGTTCACAGCGGCACATCTGAGCCGTGGCTTTCAATGTCTAGCTGGCACATCAACGCGCGCCAGAAAGGCTTCTATTTTGAAAACGTGCTGCAAACGACGATTACGACCGGGTTGCTGTATTGCCAGAACGGAACAGGTGCTTGGATTGGCGTCCACGTTGCCAACCCGTCTGTTTCCAATCAGGACATTCAGATTGACGCGCTGATTGACGCGCAACTTGCGGGCGGCGGCGTTTCCTCAACCACAGGTATCAAAATCGACGGCGGGAACGGGGTCAGCGCCAACCTAAAGTTGCGTTCGCTTTCTGTCGGCGCAAACATTGCTGCGGGCGTTACGAATAGCGTAATCCAACTTGAGCCAAACGCCGTCACATCGCTGATGACGGGCGCTGGCACTTACGCGGCGACCAACCGCATTATCTGCAATCTTCCAGGCAATGGCTACGGCCTGCCTGCGATTAGCGGCCCGTTCAATCCTGATGATAGTTCCACCGTCGCCAAAGAGGTCAAAAGCTATGGCTTTGGGCGCGATACGATAGGCTCCATTAAGGAAACTGGCGGCGTTCGAATGGTTTCGGAGGACAACAACTTCGTCAACGCGCAGACGCAAGTGATGGCGAGACGATCCGACGCAGTTATCCCCGGCCTTATCCTCTACGGCACAGGCACGCCCGAAGGCGCGGTTACTGCGCCCGTTGGCGCGCTCTACACGCGCCAAGACGGCGGCGCGGGGACAACGCTTTACGTGAAACAATCTGGCACCGGCAACACGGGTTGGGTCGGAAAATGAACTCCTACGACGCCCTCCTCGCCTGCTACCAGAGCGGCCAGATGACCGAAGCGCAGTTGCAGGCGCACATGCGTGACGACCCTGCGTTCGCTGACTACGTGCGTGAAAAGGTAAAATGAAAAGCCCCATCCTCGGCTCAAGCTATGTCGCCCGCAGCATCAACGCTGCGGACGCGCGCATGGTCAACCTCTTTCCAGAGGTTGTGCCAGAGGGTGGGCAGATGCCTGCGTTCCTTAACCGCGCGCCGGGGCTGAAGCTACAGCAGGCCGTTGGCACCGGGCCGATCCGGGGGCTGTGGGCGCACCAGACGCAAGGCTCTGACTTCTTCGTCGTGTCGGGCAACGAGGTCTACAAACTGTCCTCGCTGACCGGCACGCCGGTGTTGCTGGGGTCAGTCACTGGCAGCGGGCCGGTGTCCATCGCCGACAACGGCGACCAGATCATCTTCGCGTGCAACCCAGACGCCTTCGTCTACACCGAGTCTACCAACACGTTTGTGCAAGTCACTGATCCTGACTTCCCTGGCGCGGTGACGGTCGGCTATCTCGACGGTTACTTCGTGTTCAACCCGCCCAACAGCCAGCGGCTGTACGTCACCAGCCTGCTGGACGGCACGCAGATCGACCCGCTGGATTTCGTCAGCGCCGAAGGATCGCCAGACGGCATCGTCGGCCTGATTGTTGACCACCGCGAAGTGTGGGTGTTTGGCACCGACAGCACCGAAGTCTGGTACAACGCCGGCACCGCAGATTTTCCGCTGGCCCGCATCCAAGGCGCGTTCAACGAGATCGGCTGCGTCGCGCCCTATTCCATCGCCAAGCTGGACAACGGCGTGTTTTGGTTGGGAACCGACGCGCGCGGCCAAGGAATCGTCTACCGGGCGACGGGCTACGTTGGCCAGCGCGTGTCCACGCACGCGGTCGAGTGGCAAATCCAGCAATACCTCAACATGTCCGACGCGGTGGCCTACACCTACCAGCAGGACGGTCACGCCTTCTACGTTTTGAACTTCCCATCCGCCAACACGACGTGGGTTCTGGATGTCGCCACCGGGGCTTGGCATGAGCGGGCGTATTTCAACGAAGGCGTGTTCTCGCGTCACCGCGGCAACAGCCAGTGCAACTTCCTCGGCAACATTGTCATCGGCGATCACCTGAACGGCAACATCTACACCTTTGACCTGACGACCTACGCTGACAACGGCACGCCGCAGAAGTGGCTGCGGTCGTGGCGGGCGCTGCCGACCGGCCAGAACAACCTGAAGCGCACGGCGCAGCACAACCTTCAGATCATGTTTGAGTCCGGTGTCGGCCTGTCAGGCTACGACCCGTTCGACGTTTTTAACGACTTGCTGCTCACCGAAGGCGGCGACTTTCTTATTACGGAGTCGGGCGACTTCATCGAAGTTTCCTTGGGGTCTGTGCAGGGCGCAAACCCACAGGTTATGCTGCGCTGGTCGGACGACGGCGGTCACACATGGTCGAACGAGCATTGGGTGTCTATCGGTAGGATCGGCGGCTACGGCCAACGCGCCATCTGGCGCCGCCTAGGCATGACGATGAAGCTACGCGACCGCGTGTACGAGGTGTCAGGCACCGATCCGGTCAAGCTGGTTATCATCGACGCCGAACTAATGTTGAGCGGCACCAATGCCTAACCCCGTCAACATCACCAACATCACGCCGCCGCGTGTGCAGTTGGCTGACCCGAACACAGGGCTGGTCAGCCGCGAATGGTTCAGGTTTTTCCAAAGCCTGTTTCAGTTGACCGGCAGCGGCCAGAACGACTTCACGCTGCAAGACTTGCAGATCGGCCCTGACGGCGACGCTGCGTCGCTGGCGGCTGTGTTGCAGACCGAAATCCAGAACCTGTCCGTGTCGCCGCCGTACACGCCGCAGTTGCCCCGCCGCCGCTACGGGTCGTTCTACGACACCACCACGCAGACGGCGGCGGCTATCAACACTGCCTACGCCATGACGTTCAACACCACGCGGACAAGCGAAGGCATTACCTTGGGGACGCCCACGTCCCGCGTCTACGCCGACACGCTGGCCACTTACAACATTCAGTTTTCCGTTCAGGTCAACACCACGGTGGCGACTGACCAACTGCTGTGGGTGTGGCTCCGCAAGAACGGCACAAACGTGACCGCCAGCACCAGCCAGGTGCGAACCAAGGTTCTTGATTTTGCGGCTGTCGTTACGAAGAATTTTTTGCTAGAAATGAACCCGGGCGATTATTTTGAACTGATGTGGGCCACAGACAGCACGGGTGTTCAATTGCAGACATTTGCCGCTTCTGGGTTCTACCCGTCCGTTCCTTCGGTCGCGCTCACCGTGACCAACAACATCGGTTCAGAAGGAAACTACTAAATGGCCGTCCTTTCCCCCTCACCCAAAGCGCAGTTTCTGGACGCTTCCGGCAACCCGCTGGTCGGCGGCAAGGTCTACACCTACGCCGCCGGCACGACCACGCCGCTGGCGACTTTCACGACCGGCGCCGGCACTGTGGCCAACACCAACCCGGTGATCTTGGACTCCCGCGGCGAAGCCAACATCTGGTACAGCAACGGCACCTCATACAAGGTCGTGCTGACCGATTCGGCTAACGCCACGATTTGGACGGTGGACAACATCGTCACGATTGGGTCGCTGGCGTTTCAGAACGCCGACGCGGTGGCCATCACCGGCGGCACCATCGGGTCGGGTGTGACGTTCAACGGCAACACCACCGGCACTGCATCCAACGTCACTGGCGTGGTCGCGGTCGTCAACGGCGGCACGGGTTCGACCACGGCTGCCAACGCGCGCACCGCCCTCGGCGCAGCCAAGTCGGGCGCTAACGACGACATCACGGCGCTGGATCAAGACGTGGTGCTTGTGGCCACCGGCGACATCGGCGCTACCAGCATCGGCTACCGCGGCGCACCGCAGAACGCCCAAACGGCAGCCTACCAACTAGCGCTGACCGACAACGGCAAGCACATCTCAATCACCACCGGCGGCGTCACGATTCCGGCCAACAGCGCAGCGGCGTTCCCGATTGGCGCGACGGTTGTCATCTACAACAACAGCGGCAGCAGCCAGA